TCCATCTAAAAACAACTCATTAGATACTCGTATCGCTGGCTCAAAAACTCCAAAACCGTCTAAAAAATCAGAACCATCGAACTTCTCCCATTCGAATTCAATAGGATAACACATTTCGCGCACAATTGGATTATCTGAGTATCGCTCTAAGATTTCTTTCAATGCAGGAATCGTTATAAACTGGTTAATCGACGAATTTAAAATTTTATCTCGATACGAATCATCTGAAACACCAAGGCGCTCAATTCCAAAGGCCTTTCCGATTTTATCAAGTTGAACGCCTACTTGGTTATCTATATCATAGCTTGGAATGATAGTCGCCTCAAGTTCGTTAGCTGGCGTGGCAACCAAGCTCCAAAATTTCGCCGCTCCCGAGCCAACGTCTTTTTTATAAATACTACCTGGAAGCTTTTCAACTAAATCAGAATGATTCAATGGATAACCACCTGAATGTTTGCTGTAAAAATCTTTGCAACTTGCGCAGGTTGCACTGAAACCAAGTTGCTATTAGTAGAGTTAGCATTTGTTCCAAGCTGAATCAAAAGATTCTCAACCCCTGCGACATTTCCGATCGCGCTATAAACCGGCCAGGCAACTACGTTCTTTCCAGTTCCGAGACCCCTATAAACATAATTCACGCCATTGATCGTGTCGATTCCTCCGACCGTCCGTATGATCGAAGTTTTAATAAACGAAATGCTGTTATTGTCAAATGAAGAGTTTTTCCAGATTTCAACTTTTGCGAAAATAGGAAGATCGCTTGGGCGGTCAAAATATATTAAATTTTCGTCAACTGTTTTTTGGATAGAACCTGTTAGGCAAACTCCAGCCGGTTTGTATTTATAGATCAAGCTTGCGACTAAATCATCCGATGCCCCGTCTATAATAAAATGGAGCGAGTTTGCTGGAAGTCCGCCATCCGGAACATTGAGCTTATTTTCTCTTATAGAACAACTTATAACAGAAGGCTCATTTTCGATTTGTGCTTTAATGTATGCAATCGCACCTGAGTTTTTTTCGGTTGTGACAAGCTCCAAATATCTATTCAGTAGCTCCGGATCTGTTTCCTCTTCCGATCCTCCGGAGCTACTCTGGGAATTTGTTACAGTATAAAAATCTGAATTAGGATTTACGAATACGTTTAATGTATTCGGAGCGACTCTTTGAGCCAAACCTGGCAACACCGCTTCAAACTGCACGGAGGCAGAACCAGAAAGAATCGTTTTTTCTTCGATTGACTTGTATTGAACACCTTTTGACGTACCGACTAAAAATCCTTTTGGAATCGTTACGTAATCCAAGCCGTGAATTGTTAAAGTAATCTTTTCGGATTGGGCAGATTTACGACTCACTCCTTTTAATCGCACAAGACGATTGAGAGCGATTCCGGATGACGTGTCCAAATACGAATCGTTATGGTTTGATTCCAATGCTTGCCATAGTTCGAAGTGAGAGACTGAAATTAGCTCTATGAACATTCCAAGTGGAGCCAGTGGAGATACGTCCTCATCTGGTCCAAAGAGGCCGGGACTTTGAGCGAGAGTAATCAAATCCGATTTGATTACGTCTCTGTCTTTTATAACAAACCCGACCGGGGTTGACCCATAAATACTCATAGTTCCCCCTTTAATATTCCATAAACCGATTGAACAGTATACCGGATAAGTGCTGTTCTGAGTAGGCTATTGTATTGGTTTGCCTTTTCCTCTGTATCAATAAAAATCACCTCTACCGACTCAATCGAAACGATTTCGGGATCTTTTTTAAGCTCTGAACGAACTAAGGTTTCTGCGTCTTTTCTGCTTGGATTTTTTCTTAGAACATTGTTCCAAGGAAAACCGATTGATTTATCAAATTCCCATTCACCTTTCCAAAGTTTAAATCTGCTTTCCAGCCTTTGCTTCAAACAATCAGGACCGGAAATCCTTACTGGTTTTAAGTCTCTGTCTTGAATCAAAAATGAGTTCATCAGTTGTTCTTTACTTTTTGCGACAAAATCGTATTGAGTTTCGCTTTGATAACATTAAACACAGAGGCATTAATCGGCGTGGAAGAAGGTGTACTAGGAGCCGTGCATGTGACAGTCAGAGCAGACAACGCGTCTAAAATTTCAGTCAAGATTCCTTTCAAAGTCTCCCCTAGAATAGTTTTTTCCGTCGCGGCCACTCCTGATTTAAATTCTATGGAAGAAGATGAGATTAGTACATAGGAATTTCCTAATGTGTCACAAATGACTAATCCATCTTTTTGAACGGTAGATGGCAACTGAAACGGATGACTTGGAATTCCAAATGCAACACTGCAATTCTCAAGGCCAAATCGAGGAGATTCTATTTCTTCGGAGTTTTCCTGTGTCTTATCGATCATTCCACGAATTGAATTTTGAATAGAATGTGAAGATGGAGCGAGGTAAACTATATCACCTCTTTTGTAATCAGGAATAATCATCATTCCACCGGAATAAAGAACGTTCACTGGTAAATTGACGAGGATAGGTAATTCCTCGAATCCGTTTTCATTAGGAACTTTTAGCAAAGGTTTGACCTTCGCAGTCAAAGAAGATTTGTCGTAAGACTCAATCTTTCCGTAGAGGCCGGTCCATATTTTACAAAGCTCCCGATTTATTTTTTCCTGTAACACTTCTGGGCTAATCATGTCATCCAACCTTACATTCAAATTCAGTAAAGTAATCTGAAATCATAGAACCGCCTCTATGTTGCCCTTTTAAAACGATAAATTGAGAGTCGATTTTAGAACTGGTTGTGTTGTCTTGGAATCGTAAATGAACCGTTTCGCCCATTTGAATTAAAGGGTTAAGCAAACTTTTCACCTTCCAACCAGTCTTGATTTTGGATGGAGTTCCTATTAGGCCGGAAGTTCTATCCAATAGAACGACACTATTTGATTTGTGTTGTTTAGACCAGTTTTCATCTTCTATAATTAATCTACCGATCTGAAAATACTTGTGGGCTTTGACTCGTTTCGCCAAATGATCGATTACGAAACCAAGAGATTCTCCAGAAAAAGTAATTCTATCAACTAATACATCCTCGGAAAAGCGAAGTGCGTAATAGGAGATTCCGTATGTTGCAAAAAGTTGCTTTAGGATAGAGGATACGAGCGTTTTCTCGAATGTTTCTGTAATCGAAAATCCAAATAGCTTATTGATCATATCAGAAATTTTGAATTCAAGAATTCGATCGGGTCCGCTTAATTTTACAGTGTGTTGTAAAATTTCGCCCTTCGCAATCATAGAGAGATCATCTCCATATCCAACGGAAAGTTCGGCTCGTGCGGCCTGTGTATCTGATTTATTTTTACCTGTTTTTGGAACACACATCTCTATTGTAGAATTAAGAATATTATAAAGAGAAATTGTAGTCACGTTTGTCTTATCAAACTCAACTCCAAATACTATAGAAAACTGAATCGCCTCTTTTGGATTATGTGAGAAAATTTTTGTTTTCCCATCCGGTGATTCTATTTTCACTTCTATGTTCCGTAAAAATTGTTTCACGTTATGGTAAACCTGCGCCGTTCGTAACGAGTCGAATGGTAAAATCCGCATCCAGATCCACATAACGTATTTTAAAATCTTCACCAATATTTACGAACTGCCATCTACCACAAGAATCCGGATTGATCATTCCAGTTTCGACCTTTAGGTCTTCACCATTACGAACCACGGTTACTCGAAAATCCTCGCCGATATTTACGACTCTGACTTTACCGTACAACTTCACACCGTTGAATGTGCAAGACGATGCAATTGGTTTGCTGTTTAAATTAATAAAAGCGGCCAAAAAGAATATTAGAAAAATGATATGTTTCATAGTTACTTACTCCTTGGTTAATTTTCTCCGTCATCGAAATAAAGAAAAACACTTTTACCAAATGTATCACCGTTTACTTGAAGTTTCGTATAACTTTCGTTGGAAAGATCATTTGGGCTAAGCGGAACCAAACTAAAACTTGCAAATCCTTGCATGCAATCGTTTCCATAACACAGCCTGGCTGTATGCAAAATTTTGAATCCATCTTTAATATAAATAGAAATGAAATCAAAACGAGAATTGTACCTAAATTCGAATTCAAAGTCTTTATTTCCAATTTGAAAGATCTTAGAAACGGGAAGTTCTTCAAAAACTATAGGTAAAGATCGAATCATGTGGTACCTGCTTTTGCAGAACTCTTGATTTTCGAGCAGGAAGAAGTCCCTGTTTCTTGTGTTGGAGCTTTTCCCTTAGTTTTAACTTTTTGTTTGCCAGTGCCTTGTATGGTTTGGGCTTCCGTTACAATGATTCGCTTTAGTTCTAAAGTGACTTCAATGGCTTTTCCTATTTCCATATCCCGTCTATTTTTTATATTCCCAATTGCAAGGTTTTCAATTACTTCGTCGTCAAGTCCTAAATACAAGGGTTCTTCTAAATCGTCGTTGAATAGTCCATCCATTCCAAAAAAAGCAATCATCTTATTGATCAAGCCGCCGGTTCCATAGCCTTCCAATTTCACAATGCTTCCGGTCCTTTGCCAGTAGATGAGTGTTTTAAGTTTTTCTGATGTACTTGTAATTGAAGTTAGCCCTATATCATCAGACAAAACACAAATCAAATTCAATGTAGGCGGAGAAGGTATAATATGATCTGAAATATGTCCGGTATCCGGATTATCGGGATCTTTCTCTATAGGATTCTGAGTGATAACAACTGGATAATCTTGGCTAAATGCTGTGGTTACGTTTAAGTCGATCGTTACTGATTCTCCAGATTGAACACCAGTGATTCCAATTTTATCCCTTCCAGTAAAAATGCTTGAGCCTATCATGCTGGAGCCAACCCTAACGAAATTCTAATTTCGTTTTCATTCTCTCTTGCAAGACGTTTGAATTCAGACCAAAGGTTTATTGCCTGCTCTGAAGAGTTATTGCCTGAAATCTCAATTCTATCAACGTTAAACGAAATTCCTTTTCCTAATGAAGCAGAAGAAACCGGCTGCATTTCCATTGTAGAAGATAGCTTATCGTTTGGTATAATAGAACCTGACTTTTCAAAAATTCGGAGCTCGGGTCCGTTTTCACCAACTAAATACGGAACGTTGGGTTCAACCGGGCCGCCCATTGCCCTTGCCTCAATGAACGGAATATTAGGCCATACATTTTTTATAAGTGGGACCAAATTCATCGCATAGTTGATCTTTTCGATCATATCATTGATCGATTTGGTGAAAAAATTAGTAAGATTATTGAAATCAAACAGAGAACCTAATCCTTCATTGATCGAGTCCATAATATTCGAGAAAATTAATTTTGTCTGATTTTTTAAATCGACAAATTGATCAATCCAATATTTAAAAAATGGAATAGACTGTAACTTATTCCAAATCCATTCTAGGGCTTGCCCGATTTCCTCTCTAAATAAAAATATGCCGGCTATCGGAAATAAATAGGTAATTAAAAGTTTACCGGCAAGAATAACCGCTTTGAGTAAAAAATTCAAAGTAGAATTCCAGGCGTTTTTCATCCATTCGGTGATTTGGTCCCACTTGGTATATACAATCGTCGCAAGGGTTGCAAGCGCTAAAGTAATTGTTGCGGGTAAAAATGCGATTGCCGCTACAACTCCTCCGACAATCAAAAGAATCTTGCCTATCGTTTGT